ACCCCCGTATAGTACGTTGGTTGCATTATAAGTAATATTCCTACCGCCGTATCTGGTAGGTGCGCCTGTTGAGGCTTGTGAGTAAGTAGCGGGAGTTGATGTAGCGCCATCACCCCAATCATACGTCATGCTTAAAAGCATCTCAAGTGGACCTTCGGCCCTAATGAACGTATTTATCTTNCGCATTGTCTTACGTTGTTCAGTTTCACCAAAATCTAAGTAAGGTGTTGCGTAGATAGATATAATATCGCCGCCATTGAAACTTGTACCAAATTCTTGTTTGTATACCCTACCGTCATAATCCCCGTGTAGAATATTCTCAGTAGTGCCTACATAACCACTTGTTGTGCATGAGGCTCGTATACCCAGTAATTCACCAAACTCCCAAGATATTGCACCTGTGCTGTTTGTAAGACCACCAATAATACCAATACTATCAGAGGCTGCTATACTATCGTCACCAATAAAATATCTGATCTGAGACTTTGATCTGATAACAACGCCATTCAGCGTATCCATATCTTCGTTGGCAATNATATCTACAAGTGTAGCCTGTATTGGTTTAGATACTGTTTCTAGTTCAACATCCCCGATACGGCTTGTACCTGCAACAGGTCTGAAACCATCAGGGCTTAGGAACATAAGATCACCGCCAATTTCCAGTACGCTGTCTCTAGCAACGCAACCTACATTAGCAGTAACCTGATCAGTAACAAAAGTATTGGCAGCATCTAAAGTAATTTTCTTAATGCCATTTGTACCAAATACAAATAAGTCATCGCGGAACGGTTTGATTTGTATTATATCAAATCCAACGGCTATTTGCCCTGCACCCGCACCACTTGTGAAATCATAAAATCCATCAGTATCTGTTGTAGTCGTAGGGGCTGAGTGGGCTAGTGTAGCACCGAATGCAGTGTCCCCTGCTAGAAATAAAGTATTTTGAAATACGTCTACCAAAGAAGGTGCGTTAATACACTGCGGCCCACCACCTGTGTTTGAACCACCAGAGGAGAACCCACCAGAATTAGTAGACTTTAGTTCTTCCCAATTAATACCATCAAAAACAATGGCTGGGTTCACACCGTCTACAAATACAATCTTGTTACCTGCGCCAAAGTTAAAAGACACATGACGTAACTTACTAACGGTACGTCCGTTAAGTGTCATAGGTCTAGTTACTGAGTAATCTAGGGTATACTTACGCCACCCAATGTATGCAGTGTAATGATAAAAGCTGTAGTTACTCCCACCAGCGTCTTGCCGTGCAGCAATAATCTTAGTGGAGTTTGTCACATCGTCTTTGAATATGGCAAGACCAAGTACTTTGCCTTGGCCTGTAGACTGCCCCGCTACAGTTACTTCACCGTAGTCGCTATCATATTCACCATACCCCTCAATACGCCTATAGCCCCCGAAGAGGCTAGGTTCATANTTAACTAATCTAGTGGCAGAACCGGGAGCATTGTCCGATAAGTCTAAGTGATTTTCATTACTGTTTAGACCGCCACTACTGATCAGCTTATAAGACGTAATCTGATCTGGCATTAATATCTAATCCGTGTATCTCGTATATAAACTTGATTNTTTATATAGAGCGTCTGAAGGTCTTTGATCCCCTTCTCAAAGGCCATAAAAGCAGCTTGAGCAGCTTCTAGGTTATCTTTAAACATGTAGAGATGATAAAGAGCGCCATCTATTAGTATAGTATCAAAGCTCTCAGGAATGCGGGTAACATCTGTAGCATTAGTAATATCAGAGTAGTTCATAAAGTAACGAAACTTTATAGTATATGCTTTGTCTGGGGATGGGGTTATACCGTACCCATTACCATGACCTGCAAATACGAACTCAGGGATACCCCTGCCTAGATTACCTGCCGAATAGTCAGCATCCCGATGTCGGGAGTACCATTCGTCTGTATCTATTACCTTAAGGGTTTTAAAACCTGTACCTAGTGTGTCATTCTTTTGGATTTGAAAGCTATTCCAATCAACAACCTTAAAGTACTGAGGCCATGTATATTCAGTCTGACCTGCTACTAAAGTGTCAGTCTCTTCGGCAGCATTNAAAGGCCAGCCAAATTCTGCTTGATTGATTTTTGCTACGGCTGCTTTAACCGAATCTTTTACAAGTGCCTGAACGCCACGAACCGACCCGAAGTCGGCTTCAGCAATCTCAACTTCGTTAAGACGCCTTAGTGTTTGATTACATAGGTCAATGTAGCTTGTGGGCATTTCATTACCTTATAAAAAGTGCATTACTTTTAGAAGAAAGTAAGGGGCCAGTGCTTGACCAGCCCCTTCTGTAGCTTTACGCTAAGTTGTAGTTCGCTGTGAACAATGCTTCTGGACGCAAGATTTTGCGACCATATAGCTGCATTCCGCGTACAACATCTGCGAAGGTTGTTTGACTACGGAAAGTCTCTGTTTTAGCAATCTGTTCCGCAGTAGCAACCGCAGAAGCATGACCAGCAACCAGAACTCCAAAGTTAGTCTCAGAGCCAGTTGAAAGTGCAACGCCAGCGCCTGTACCTTCGTATGGAAGATTGTTTGACTTGTAGATAGAGAAGCCACGAATTGTTCCCGGTAGTTTACCGTTACGCATTTCGTCACCGCCACCGAAGTCGCCGTTGATTAATTTACTAGACTCGTCCATCAAGACTTCAGCAAATACTGGGTCAATGACCAGCCACCGTCCGTCTGTGTCTACGTTAGCTTGATCCATCTGCCGTGCGATACGGTTCAAGATTGCCAATGGAGAAGTGATACCACCTGCACCACCGCCAACAGCGATTGGAATAGATGTTACTTCNCCNNCTACNCCAAGATCNCTTCCACCGAAGTCTGTGATATCCAGCTTGTTCGCTGCAAGTAATTCGTCATTACCCGCATTGGTATCTGCTTTAGTACCGTTGATATCGCCAGATGCTGAACGCCGCGCCCAGTTAGAAGGTGTCTTCCAACCAGATAGGTAGCCAAGTACTTCAGCGTCAAAGCTATCACGCAACTTGTAGCCAGCACGATCACTTGCTAAATCGGAAAACGACACATGTGAATGCGCCTCCTCGATATCATCGATTGCGAACTGGAAGTAGTTTGCTTGATCTACTACCATTGTGAAATCGGCATCTGTCAAATCTTGTGTTGAAAGAGCCGTACCACGCTCGTAATTCGTAATGGTGATATCGGGTTCTTTAATAATTTTAACAGAGTCACCGAAGTTGGCGATGTCACCACTATAGTCGGTGTTAGTTACCGCGTCAACAACAGATGCCTTGCGAAACGCTTTTTGTACTTTTTTCGAGTAGATAACTGGTGAAAAGTTACCTGAGTTCAGGTTAGTATAACCCGATGCCTTTGGGAATGCCATTTTGGATGCTCCTTGAATGAAATGGCTATGTATACACTTCTATAAATAGAAGCAGCTAGATCAGACAATTAAACAGCCGTGTCAGTTTATTAGAGTGTCGTTAAGAAACGGGTCTAATGGTACTGGTGTACTTCTAGTCGTATTATCTGGAAGGGTAGAGTTTGGGGTACACTGCTTTAGTGGCCCTTACTCTCATAGTATATAGATCATTATAACATAATAGTTTATATACTGCAATAGTTAATTGTTACTATATGCACCCTATCGGGCGCATCCGAAGGATACAGTTAAGTGTTATTTCTGTCAACTGTACCCTCCGATTTATTTTATCGTGCAGCACCTGTCATGTCGTAGGCAAAGTTACCGGATTGGATAGCCGCATTGATGGCTTCCTCATTGGCTTCGTACTCACGATCAGACATGGCATTAACCATACTCTCTGAGAACTGTGCTTTGCTACGAGTGGCTGGGGCAGACGATGAGGTTCGACCTACAGATTGTGCGGCTGTATTAGACTTACCTGAACGCTTTGTATCAGCCTTATACAAGTCAATGGTGCGTGAAGCCCATTTAGCATCTGTATTGTTCTTATAGACGCTATCTTGTAATGCTGATGGCTGCATAGACACCCACTCATGAAACCTTGGGTCTTGCCGTATTTGGGCAAAATCTGGGTGTAGCTTCATAAGTTCTTGTTCTGCACTCTGCCGATGCAAGTTCTTTTCAAACTTCTCGACTTGTACCAGACGCTTTTCGCCTTCTGCTAATACTTCGTTTGCTCGTTTACGCGCAATAGTATCAACAATTTGAGCTACATCAGGATATTTCTTCGACCACTGATCAATTTCTTCATCTGTTTTGGGAAACCTAATCTGTTTTCGTGTAGCAGTGTCTAGCTGTGCTTTTATCTCTGCTACTTCTTTATCCTTCTGGTCACGAATATTTTGGATATGTCGTTGTATATCCTGATATCGTTTTTTATAGCTCTCCTCTTCGGCACCTAACTGTTCAGCGGGGGCTTCTTGGTTTTGCATAAGCTCTTGGCTGTAGGTTAGATTATCTTCTGCTTCTGGAGCGCGGGTGTACTTTTGTTTTTGTTCCATGTTTTCCTCTCTGGGTCCGACTAGTCGGGTATCCAAATCAATAAAGGAAGGCGATTTTTTGTTTCTTCACCATTCCGGGTAATGCGGATGTCTTTGGGAGTAACTTTTCTGTATCCTCAGTCTCATCCATTTTATCGTCCACCTCTACGGCAGCGACCTCTACATCAACGTCCTCTTCAGGCTCATCGATTACCTCTTCTTCAACAGGAGCTTCTTCAGCATGTTGAATTAAACCATCCATCTTCATAGCCATTAGACCCATTTCAGCTTCATCATACATTGTCATGATGTGCTTAATGCCGTGCCATTTTACTACGTGTGCGGGTAAAACAAACTCATCTGTACTGATCTTAGCGTCAATATCATCACGCACGTTTTCAGGACTAGAGCCTAAAGGAATAGGATTGCCACTCACTTCATCATAGCCCATTAGACCATCCATAGCTCCGCAACCGCACTCTTCTTCACTTCCAGCCCCGCAACCACAAGGCATACCACCGTGGTACATTTGTACTGCCTCACGTTTGTCCCCTGACATAACTTCCTCAGAAGGAGCGTCTTGGAGGTTTTTCTGAATAGCTTCGCCACGCGCTCTTTCATAAGCACTGACTTTGTTATCTCCATCTAAGTCAGCTTTTTTATCATCTAGCTGAAATTTCTTCTGGGCCATATCTCTTCCTTCCTTTGTGGTTATGCCTCTTGTAGCAGTGGCTATACCACCTAGTGAGTACTCTGGCATGTCGGTGTCTGGGTACGTAACTCTTACTTCGTGGCTTCCAATAGTGTCGTACACAGGTTCTTGATCTTTGTAGCCTCTGTAGAATGTGTGGTTACCAATCTTTATGGGGTCAGGCCCATCAAAAGACGTACCCCTATCCTTAGTTGTTTTAGTATTCTGAAAGAATGTACGCCCATCTACAGCGTCTACGCCCAACTGTACGTAGTCAGCAAACTCAGCATACTGCTTTTGCAAGTCTTGCTCCGGCACTTCAATCTTAAAAATATTGCCGTCTTCAGGTACTGCTTCAAACTCGCTAGGGGTTAGTACACCATCTACTGTGTTAGGAAACCTATCTGAGGCAAGACGGTTTAGGATTACACCGCGTACAGCATTACGCCCCTCAACACCTTCACCCCTAGCCTCTGCCCATACCACCCGCTCTATCTTATGCGAGTCGTGGAAAGGTATTTCTATTGAGGGTCTTTTTTTTGGTCTGATAGAAGACATTAGACCGTTTGAATCTGCCATTATTCTGCACCCTTAGTTACTTCATCACGCAAAGTATCAATGCGTTTTAGCTCTGCTATAGCACCTTGTATTTCCAACACACGGTGATGATCTTTGGTAGTTTCAAGAAGTCCGTGGTAATACCCGATACGTGCTTTGGCGTAGTCCTTTAGAGAGGAGTACTGGTTTGTATCGTTTACCAAAGGAAGTAAGTCCCTAAAGAATTGTTTGTCCATCATTCTACCTCAAAACAATAAAGAGCAATATTGCTAGTGGTGACTAGAACGGTAGCTTTAGTAAGAGCCTGATCGCACTCTTTTTGAGTGGGGTATTGCCCTAGCTGGTAATGGGTCACGTTGTTATTAATTAGCTGAAAGAATACGAGTATCCACATTACTGTACTGGCCCCTGTGGTGGCTGTTGTGGTTGAGGTACATTACCGCCATTGGCCCCACCGCCGCCGCCTGTGAAACCTTGTGCGTCAGGCTCTGGGGCTTGTCCGGGGGCTATATTGCCACCGCCGTTACCTGTTGGGTCAGACACTGGTGGAGGTCCACCTTCTGGTGCTGCGCCTGAAGGTGGTGCTGGTTGTTGTGGCATCATAGCCTGTATCTCAGCCATCATCTTTTGTTGGATTGCTGCTTCGCGTGGATCGTTAAGTATCTTATCCTCATCCAAGTCCATAGATGCCGCTAGCTCACGTAGGATGTAATCATACTTAACAAACGGAGCCATCTGTGGGTTAGCAGTCATTTGCATAAACTGTAGCAGTCGTTGGCTGCGTACTTCGTTACGCATCAGACTTTCAGTACCCCGTGCCTTAACAGCAAGGTCTCCAATAAACTCTTTATCGAAGTTGAACTGCATGTTGAATGCAAATAGACTTTTGCCTAGTGGAGCTAATAAGTAGTCATCGATGTTACGAACCACTGCCTTAATGTTTTGTGCCGCTGCACCCATCAACATAGACATACCACTTGCTGTACGCCCTACCCCACCTACGGCTCCTGAACCGTGTGTATAGCTTGGGATACCTGTGGCTTCATCTGCAAGCTGTCGGCTCTTATCAAACATCATAAGAAGCTCTTGGCTTACGTTAGGGAACTTGGTGCCAAAAATCGCCTGTCCGGGTGCGCCAGCCTGTCTCCGAAACACTTTGCCGGGGTACACAGACATATCCTGTCCGGGTACTAGGTTAGTTTCATCCACCTCAATCAACAGGTTTCCTGAGAGCGCCGCATTGTCCACCGACATACGCATGAAGCCATTCATGAGAAGCTGTGTGTCTGTCATGTTTTCAGCTACACCGATACCAAAGAATGAATATGGGTTAAGCTCATAAGGAACAGCTAAGTAAGGGATACGAGTAGGAGTAAATGGATTAAGAACAAGTCTAAGGATTTGCCCATTACATACCCAGATGTTTACTTGAACTTCGTCTTTGTCTTCTAGTTCTTTTGGTATTTCGATATCAGCTTCTTCTGCAAGCTCTGTATCTAGCACACCCCAGTATTCTAGGACTTCATAGCGGTCCATGTTACCTGTGTTGCCATCATCCTCTAGAGTATCTTCCCAATACTCACGGTGATAGTCAGCGCCGCTATCAATAGCTAGCTCAATGCTCTCATCTCTGAAGTGTGGGCGTTTTTTAACCCTCAATAGCTAGCTCAATGCTCTCTTCTCTAAAGTGTGGGCGTTTTTTAAGACTGCGTAACTGTGTGCGATTTAACCTGTGGCGCTGAATGGTAAACTCAGCCTCATTCATGTTACGTGCATCAGGGTCAGGGTAGAAATCCCAGCAAGAAACGTACTCCATCTTAGGAATTGTCTCAAATAGGGGGTCATAATTGCCTTCTTCGTCCCATCTGGGGTATTCTTTGTCTTGGGCAAATGGACCCTTCATAACACCTGTGCCGAACAAAACTGTCTCAAAAGACACCGATCTTAGGTGCTTTGGAGCATCAGTTTCGTCCAACTGATCGTGCATCTTCTTTTCCATCTTCTGGGCAGCACGTTTAGCAGGTTCATACGTGATAGAACCGGGAATTTTACCTGCACCTAGCTCTAAATCGTCTTCAATAGCNTTTAANTTGTCTTTATATATGCCTAAATCCTTGGCAATGTCAGGACGTACAATAGATTGGGGTAATTTATAGTCTACATTGGCCTGTTCTTTGATTTTTTCCTCTGTAAGACCTTGAGGATTGAAAGAAACAGTGTCTGCTACGTTATTTGGGAACTTACTAGGCTCAATACCTAGTGGAAACTTACTTCCGGCAAATAAAACGTCAACAATTTGGGCATATGCAGCCAAAACCTTGGTTTTAGTTACTTTAATGAATGCTTTTGACTTCTCTGTGTCGGTAAATTGTACTTCGCTGGAGTAAATACCCCGATAATTGCGGTATGCGTCTAACCAGCGGTCTTCATCAGTAAATCTAGCGTCTTTTGCGCGTTCATACTGTGAATTTACAAAGGAAACCGCACCAGAATACGAAATGTTTTCCTCCTCTACGTTGCCATCTTCATCAAGAGCAACCGTTTGGTCAGTTTCATTTATATCTTCTGGTGTAGGTTTATCCATCAATGCCATGTTCAGTATCCAAATGTTGCGTCAGCGGGTTGCCAACTCTGTTGTGGTATTCCAGCGCCCATGTCGAAGGGGCTAAACGCTCTTGGCCTACTCATAACAGCGTATCTTACACTGTCATAAGCGTGGTCTGAGGCGTAGCGTGGGTCAATATCATCCGATCCACGGGGATCGCTGGGAAGTACAGGTAAATCTGCTATAATTTGTCGGCAGGTATTAAAGAATTGTATGGCTGGTAAGCCTGTAATCTCATCTACCTTTAGAACTTCGTGAAGTCGGTTCTTTCCGGCTACCCTAGCCCCGTTAGTACGGTCACTTGGACGCCATCTACAGCCCATGCTGATCATCTCTTCTGCTATAGAGGGGCCGATTTGTCCCCTATTATGCCAGCATGAGCTATCTAGTACCCCATACTGCATTCTTTCGGAGCCTTCAGCTTCCATAACAGCTTTAGCTAGGTCTCTACCTGTGTGCTTTGAGAGATATAATTCCCTGTAGTTAATTAAAGTACCATAACTTGGGTCTATTGCGAACCAGTGTACAGCACTATAAGAAGAATAGCCATAGTCACATGACCTAAATCGTACCCAATCCGAAGGTATTTCATAAGGTTCTATAACATGTATGTTGCTTCTAAACTCAGAAAAGGCCGCTCCATCAGCTACTGCCCAATCACCTTCTAATAATTGTCTTCGTTGCATCTCCGGTAGAGATAACAAGTTAGCCTCGTACTGACCGCCTTCCATCAAGTAAGGATTATCCCGTAGACTTGCTGGTATGAACCGTCTGTAGAACAGAGGCTCCCCTGCTTTGTCGTGACTATCGGGATAAACTAGGTCTTCACCTGAATCTAAGTCTTTAGCAATAAACTTTTTGTTTGCTGGTGCAGGGTCAATAAACATCTTCTTAACCCAACCGTGTCCATTTCCTCCGGGGTTTGTTGTTGCCCTCATGTAAATGGGTAGGTCTGGGTCCGTTGTACGTAGCCGTGAGCGCATATAATTCCACGCGAAGGGCGTAGCATATTGAGTTAACTCATCAAAAGCCACATAGCTAAAGGCTTGTCCCTGATAGCGTAGTACGTCTTGGTCTCTTTCTAGGTACGTAAGCCAGAGCTTGGCTCCACTGGGAAAGGTCCATTGTGATTTCTTCTCAGCCCATTTAGCACCTTGGAATGCTTTAGGGTATAATTCTTGTGACTTCCAAATGAGTTCCCTTAGCTCATCATTCGTGCGCCGGAGTATCAGCCCATTAAAGTTGGGGTTGCTGAAATACCGCATTGGGTCAGCCAACAGCCCAAAGGATTTGCCACCACCAGCCGCGCCGCCATATAGTACTTCCCTTTCAGATGCCGCTAGAAACTCTGTCTGTGGGCCTTCATTGGGAGCAAATACGACTTCAGTCTTTTGCCTCTCACTTTCAATAACAGAGAAGTCTAGATTAGATGTATCTAGCTCTTCCGTAGGCTGTAGTTCTTTTAACTGGCGTTTAGCCATTGTCAGTCTACGTTTAGCGTCTGTCTGCTTACGTTTGGCTGCATTTAATTTCTTCGCTTCAGGGGTCTTAGGCTTTCTCTTGCGGTTAGCTTTAGCCATGTCCTTTAGACGTTGTGAGGGATTGTCGCTATCCTTACCCCGCCTAGACTTCCATATATGTATTAGACCTTGGTGACTAATCTTATCACCTGTC